TCCTCGCCAAGCAGCGCGGGCTGGGGGCCGATGTCCTGGCCCCTTACATCCGGCAGCTGCGTGAGGCCGAGGCAGCGCAGGCCGCCCTCAATCGCACGGCCGGCATGAGCGACAAAGCCACGGCCGCCGCCATGCGTGGTGTGCCCGCACAGTTCACCGACATTCTGGTGAGCCTGCAAGGGGGCCAGGCTCCGCTGACCGTGCTGCTGCAGCAAGGCGGCCAGTTGAAGGACATGTTCGGCGGAGCAGGCATCGCAGCACGCGCGCTGAGCGGCTACATCCTTGGCTTGGTCAATCCGCTGAGCGCGACGGCAGCAGCTGTGGCTGTGCTGGGCGTGGCCTACTACCAGGGCTCCAAAGAGGCGGATCGCTTCGCGGAGGCCATCATCATGACCGGCAATGCGGCCGGTACCACCATCGGTCAGCTTGCGACCATGGCGCAGGAGCTGGATGGCAAGGGCTTTACTCAGGGTGCAGCCGCTGCTGCACTGGCCGAAATCGCCGCGTCCGGTCGTGTGGCACGGGACAGCATCGCTGGCGTGGCCGAGTTGGCGCTGCGCCTGGAGCGTGACGCTGGCATTCCTGTGCAGGAAACAGCCAAGCACTTTGAGGATCTGGGCAAGTCACCGGTCGAGGCATCGATCAAGCTGACGGAGCAGTACCGCTACCTGACGGCCGAGGTGTACCAGCAGATCAAGGCGCTGCAGGACCAGGGCCGCGAGCTGGAGGCTGCCAACCTGGCGCAGCAGACCTTTGCCACCGCCATGGGTGAGCGTGCAAGCCAGATGCAAGATCGGCTTGGCCTGATTGAGCGTGCTTGGCGTGGCATCAAGGGGGCAGCGAAGGAAGCTTGGGATGCGATGCTGGATGTTGGTCGCGCCGACACGCTGAACGACAAAATTCGCAAACTGCAGGCCCAGATCGATGAGCGCGATCAGCGTGGCCCCTTGAACGAGCAAACCCGAGCCAGCTGGGAGAAGGGGCAGGCGCGGTTGCGATCAGAGCTGTCCGCCTTGCAGGCTCAACTTGCATCTGATGATCTGAATGCGGCCGGCCAGGCCGAGTACCAGCGCATCCAGCAAGCGGGAGTGAAGGCGGCGCAGGCGATTGAAAAGGCAAACACTGCAGCGCTGAGCAAGCAAGAGCAGATGAACAAGGAATTGCGGGCCTACCGCGACAACCTGGACGATCTGCGCAAGGCAGATCCCAGCAGTGCCTTGCTCAAGCCTGAAGAGATTGCCAAGGCCGAAGCCGCGATCCGCGAAAAGTACAAGGAAAAGGACAAGAAAGCCCCAGGCTACGGTGCTGAGCGGCGCCTGGACCTGTCTTCCATCCAGTCGGCCATGCGCGAAGAGCTGGCGATGCTGGACCAGCAACAGCGGGCGCTGGATCTGCGCCGCCAGGCTGGCCTGATGTCCGAGGTGGACTACTACGCCCAAAAGCGTGCCCTGATCGAGCAGGCCTCCGGTGTGGAAACCAAGGCCCTGCAAGAGCAGATCCAGCGGCTGGAGTCTGAGAAGGTCAAGGGCAAGGAAGCCCTGGAGGTGCAGCGGCAGCTGGGCGAAACCCGGGCCAAGTTGGCGATCAAGGAAATCGAGGCCAAAAACCGGCTGATGGCCGTTGACCAGGAAGCCAACACCGCGATGGCGCGGCAACAGGCTGCTTTGCAGTCCCTGGCCAGCACCCACCTGGTGTACCTAGAGCAGCTGGACAAGCAGGCGCAGCGCACGGTCAGCACCGCCTGGATGGGCGACAAAGACCGCCAGCGGGCGCAGGGGGCCTGGGCCATCGAGGACCGCTACCTGGCTGAGCAGCGCCGGCTGGAAGACCAGCGCATATTCGCTACCAATCTGTCGCAAGAGCAACGCGCACAGATTGAGATGCGGCTGCAGCTGCTGCAGACCGAGAAAGCGCGTGAGCTGCAGCTGTACCAGCAGACCTACATGCAGCTGGACCAGATGCAGTCCCAGTGGAGTCTGGGTGCAGGCCAGGCACTGCAGAACTATGCCGACCAGGCCGCGAACGTGGCCGGGCAGGTGGGCAACGTGTTTACCCGGGTGTTTCAGAGCACGGAGGACGTCCTGGTCAACCTGGCCACCAACACCAAGACCAACTTTACGGACATGGCCAAGTCCATCGTCGCGGACTTGATGCGGATTCAGATCCGGGCGGCGCTGGTCGGCAACGGATCTGCCGGGGGCGGCGGCGTTCTTGGGGCGCTGTTCAGCGGCGTCATGGGCATGCTGGGCGCCGGAGGTGGTGCCGGTGCTGGCTCCAGCCAGTACAGCCTGACCACGGCAAGCAATTACAGCGGTGGCGGGACGGGGCTGTCTTTCGGTGGGTTTCGTGCCGATGGTGGCCCGGTGGCCGCCGGGAAGATGTACCAGGTCAATGAGCGTGGCGACCCAGAGCTGCTGACGATTGGCAACAAACAGATGCTGATGATGGCGGGCCAGCCTGGCTACGTCACGGCACTGCGTGGCGGGGCTCCCAGCTCTGGCGCGCCGGCTGCCGGCTCTGCAGGCCAGATGGTGGTCAACATCCACAACAACAGCGGCGCCCAGGTGACGCAAAAGCAAAGCCGCGGCTCGGACGGCAAAGCCATCTTGGATGTCTTTATCGGAGAAGCGGCGCGGCAACTGGCGGATGACACAGGCGCCATGGGGCAGGCCATGCGCGCCCGCAAGGCAAAGGGGATCTAGGTATGGCAGAGCTGCCGCGCTACGTGCGCTTGCTCAGAGATGGCGCCGGGGAAGAGTTCGACCCCGGCGTTGTTGTTTCTGAGATGGAAAAAGGCCTCGCCAAGATGCGCGTGGGGCAAAGCAGGGTGGTCGTCGAAGTGGCGGCCACTTTGCTTTTCAGGAGCCGCCAGGACACGCTCGCCTTTGATGACTGGTACTTCCAGACCATCAAGCGTGTGGGCTGGTTCGATTGGCGCGACTCTCGCACGCTCACTGTGCGCAGTGTGCGCTTCAAGGGCGGCGCCATCGGGCAGTTGCTGCCACTGTCGCCGCGTTATGGCTATGCCAAGCGGTCCGTCACCCTGGAGTACCTGCGATGACTGACTTTCGCACCCGCAACCAGCGCGTCACGGATGACGTGGGCTTTGTCGAGCTGCTGGAGATCACCAACCCCAGCTTCTCTGGCCCCATGCACATCTGCAACGACGTGCAGGACATCCTGAGCCAGGGCATTTCCTACATCGGGCTGCCGTTCGCGTTCACCTTGCCGGAGGATGTCTCGGGCCAGGCGCCGCGCATGCAGCTGCGTGTCGACAACGTCGGGCGCGGCTTCAGCGATGAGCTGGAGCGGCTGCAGCCTGGCACCGTCACCATGGCCAAGCTGATCATCGTGGCCCGTGACACGCCTGACGTGCACAGCCATGTGTTTTGGTTGCCCATCTCCCGGGTCAGCATCGGCGGTGCCAGCGCACAGGCCACGTGCTCGGTCGATGAGTTGATGCGCCAGTCGGCCTGCAAGCAGATCGCCAACCCGTTCACCTTGCCGGGAATCTTCTGATGCAGCAGCTGGACCGTTTCACCGGAATTGCTTACTGCCCCCGGCACTTTGACTGCGCGGATCTCGCCATGCAGGTGCAGCGCGAGCTGTTCGGGCGCCACGTGCTGCTGCCTGGCAAGCGCCCGCGCCCGATGGATGCCGCTGGCCAGGATGCGGCCTTGAATGCCTACATCGACCAGCTGGCCGACCCTGTGGCCACGCCCCAGGACGGCGACCTTGTGCTGATGCGTGAGCCCGGCGCCGAGTTGGCTGGGCACGTGGGCACTTTCTTTTTTGTGAACTACGCACCGCACGTGCTGCACACCGCCGCCTGGATGCAAGGGGGCAGCACGCTGCACCGCTTGCAGGATCTGTCGGGCTTTGGCCTGACGGTGGAGGGCTACTACCGATGCAAATAAACCGCGCAGAAATCGACGCCGTGCTGGATGCCCAGGGCCGCTTTGTCTGGACGCCCAATGCCCTGACCCAAGAAGGCCAGCGCAACGAAGCGTGCGATCTGCAGCCTGGCGAGAGCCTGCAGGACTTCCTGGTGCGCCACGTGCCCGGGGTCGACTCGGGCGCCTGGGTGGTCAGCATCGGCGGGGCCGTGGTGCCGCGCGCCATGTGGGCCAAGACTTTCCCCAAGCATGGCATGCACATCGCCTGCCGTGCGACCGTGGGCAAACAGGTCGTGTCCCTGGTGGCAATTGCCGCACTGGCGTATTTCACGTTCGGCTTTGGTGCTGCGACGGCCGGCATGTGGGGTGCAGGCGCCGTGGCCGGTGCCTGGGGTGGCGCCGCTGCCCTGGGGGTGTACGTTGCCGGCTCCATCTTGATCAACAAGGTGCTGGCCCCCAAGGTGCCCAAGATCGGGGATATGGGTGCAGCCCGCCAGGTCTACAGCCTCACTAGCCAGCGCAACACCCCCCGAGCCTATGAGGCGCTGCCCACGCTGTGGGGAGAAATGCGCGTCACGCCCGACCTTGCCGGCCATCCTTACGCCTGGTACGAGTCCGACGATCAGTACATGAGCGTCATCTTGCTGGGCGGCGTGAATGTGCACAGCGCGGCTGACCTGTCCATTGGCGACACGCCCATCGGCAACTATGACGATGTGCAGGTGTACTACGACGGCTTTCCTGGCATGGCATCGCAGAAGGTGCCGCTGTTCAGCAATACCGACAGCTTGGCCGGTGGCCAGCTGGACGTGGTGGACCCTGCCGCCCAGCTGTCCTGGACCACACGCACCAGCTCTGTGGACACGGTGCGCCTGGCGGTCGACTTTGAATACACGCTGTGGTTCCAAGGCAATCAGGGCATCCGGTACAACGAGGCATTCCTGTATCTGGAGTACCGCCGCGTTGGCACTTCGCAGTGGACGGCCCACCCCGTGCAGCGCCTCAAAAGCAGCAGCACCTCGGCGCGCCGTCGCACCCTCTCGATTGCCGTGCCCCAGGGGCAGTACGAAGTGCGCATGGCCGGTCGCAAGATTCCGAAGGATGGCAGCAACCTGGGCGGCACACGGGACATCATGTGGACCACGCTGCGCAGCGTCCAGCCCGATACCACGGACTACAGCCAGTGGGGTCGCATCGCGGTGCGCATCAAGGCCACTGGCCAGATCTCGGGCAGCCTGGACACGCTGCGTGCAACCTACCGCGCCAAGCCTATGCCCATCTGGAATGGCGCGCAGTGGGTGACCGCTACCACCCGGGCCAATGGCTTGTCCAATCCGGGCGCCATCATCTTGCAGACCCTGCGCGGCGTGCGCGACAAGGCCGGGCGCCTGCAGTTCGGCTACGGCTTGACCGATGAGCAGATCGACATCGAGGGCTTGAAGGCCTTCATGCTGCATTGCACCGCCAAGGGCTACACCTACGACCGCTGGGTGGCAGACCAGATCAGCCTGGGCGACTTCTGCGACGAAGTGGCCCTGGCCGGCATGGGCCAGTTCAGCTGGACCGACGGCAGCCGCCCCACGGTGGTGTTTGTCGGCGCCGGCCAGCCGCTGGGTGGTGTGGTCAACATGGCCAACATGCTCAAGGCCAGCTTCAGCGTGGACTACGCGCTCAGCAATGTGTCCGATGGCATCGAGTACCAGTACGTCGACCGCGACAAGGGTTACGAAACACAGACCCTGCGCGTGACAGCGCCAGGCGTCACCACCATGCTCAACCCGGCCCGCGTGACCGGGGAGGGCGTGACCACGGAGGCGCATGCCGCCGTCATGGCCCGCTACCACCTGGCCCAGAGCCTGTACCAGTACAAGACGATTGGCTACACCGCCGACATCGAGTGCCTGGACTACCGCCGGCTGTCTGTGCTGTCGATCAGCCATGACCTGACCCAGTGGGGCTTTGGCGGCCGTCTGGTGGGGGTGCAGTTGCTGGCTGGTGGCCAGATCCGGGTGCAGCTGGATGAGCCAGTGCCGGCACTGAACACGCCCCACCTGGGACTGCGCGTGCCGGGTGAGCGTGACTACCGCGTGTGGCAGGTTGTGCCTTTTGTGGGGGAGTCCGATGTGCTGACCCTGGTGGGGGAGTGGCCCGAAGGGGTCGACCTGCCAGGTGATGGCGCCGACAACCCGGCGCACGACACCCTGTGGTGCTACGACTTCAAGGCCACCCCGGGCTATCGCGTGCGCGTGGTCAGCATGGAGCCTGACGCAGACCTCAAGGGTGCCCGCGTGAGCTGCGTGCCCGAGGGGCCGGAGTTCTGGGACTACGTGCTCAACGGCACCTATGTACCAGCGCCCAGCGCCTCGGCACTGCCGCAGCTGGCCCGCCCAGCGGTGCACAACCTGCGCGTGATCGAGCAGGTCAACGTGCAGGGCAACACCCAGTGGTATGCGCTGAATGTGACCTGGGACGTGGAAGGCGCTGCTGACCACTGCCAGGTCTGGGCAGGCCCGGATGGCTCGGAGCTGACGCTGGTGGATGCCCAGGCCTTGGGCAACCGCAGCAGCTTTCGCATCGAGGAGCCCGGTCAGTGGTTGGTGCAGGTGCGGCCTTTCGACAGCGCTGGCCGTGCGGGCGATGCCTCCACCGTGCTGTATGTGACAGCGGGGGTGGCGGTGCCGCCCCCTGGGGCCAGTGCCTTCTTGGTCCAGGCGCTGGCCGGTGGTCTGCGGCGCTTTGCCTGGTCGTTTGCTGCAGGCCTGCCTGCAGCCTATGCCGGGGTGCAGATCCGCTATGCCGCTGGTGACGTGCCCGTGGCCGTTGCAGACTGGGATGTGCTGACGCCCCTGGGGGATGCGAATGATGTGTACGTCTCCCAGTTTGAGACCACCCGCCCGCTGGCAGGCCTGTGGACGTTCGCCCTGCGGGTGATCGACACGGCAGGCATGCTGTCCAGCACGCTGCAGCGCTTTGCGATTGAGCTGGGCGAGTCGTTCGAGCAGGTGCAACAGCCCGATCTGACGCCGCCACCGGCACCTAGCGATGTGCAGGTGAACTCGGCGCTGGCCAGCGTCATCGCGCAGTGGGCCATGCCTGACTACACCGTGGGACATGGCCACCGCTTCACGCGCATCTATGCAGCGCCCATCACCGCAGCGCAGCCTGACCCTGCGCGCAGCCAGGCCTCGGTGGTGAGCGAGTCGGGCGGCCCTGTCGCTTCGTTTGCAGCAAGCCTGGGCTCCACCTGGCGCCTGTGGCTGGTCCACGTGAGCAACGACGGCGTGGAATCGCAAGATGCCGGGCCGTTCGCTGTGGTCGTGGGCAAGGTGGGCGATGCCGACTTGGCCGATGACCTTGACCTGGCTGCCAAGCTGGCGGACGGATCGATCAGCGGCGCCAAGCTGGCCGACCAGGCGTTGGATGCGACCAAGTTTGCCGCAGGCATTGAGCCTGTGACCATCTGGACAGGGGCAGCCCTGCCTACGACACGGCGCACCAACAGCCTGTCCTGGAACGGCAAGCTCTATACGTGGGATGGCAGTCAGTACGCACTGCCGCCTGCGGGTGAGCTGGCCGATGGGGCGGTGACTGCCAGCAAGATCGCTGTCGGCGCAGTCGATGCCAGCAAGGTCGCTGCAGGGGTGGAGCTGGTCAAGATCTGGCAGGGCGCCAGCTTGCCCACCACCCACCAGGGGGCCGTGCTGACCTGGGGTGGCAAGCTGTACCGCTGGAGCGGCTCGGCCTACACGGCGGCAGTGGCAGCAGCGGATGTGGCCGGCCAGATTGTGGGCACGCAGATCAGCGACAACGCGATCACGACCCCCAAGCTGGCCGCCGGCGCCGTCAATGCCGACAAGGTGGCCGCCAACGCGATCACCAGTGCAAAGATCGCTGCGGGTGCTGTGACGGCCGATCAGCTGGCAGCCAACTCGGTGACGGCCAGCAAGATGGTCATCACAGACCTTACCAACCTTGTGCCTGACCCTGAGCTGCAGGATGCAGCTGCCTGGGAGCTGTACACCGGCTGGTCGGTCGTGCCTGCTTCGTCTGCCCTGGGGTTCAAGTCCACTGGGGCGCTGGTCTTCTCTGGCGCACCAGGTGCTGCCGGTACAGCGCGCTCAAAGCGTTTCACTGTCGAAGGAGGTGCAAGCTATTACGTTGAGCGGCAATCGTCTGCTGCGCTCTCCCTGGTGCGCGTGTACTGGGAGGACGGTGCTGGTGGCTACCTGTCGTTTGCAGCGTTGTCCGCAGCGACTGGGCTTGTCTCGGGGACGGTCACGGCGCCTGCAAACGCGAAGCGGGGGTATCTGTACTTTGCAACCACTGCGGGTGCGCCCAATAGCGTCGGTGGCTTGATCGTTCGCCGTCGATCTGGCGGCGAGCTGATCGTCGACGGTGCCATCACTGCTGACAAGGTGGCGGCGAACTCGATCACGGCAACCAAGCTGATGCTGTCGGATACGTCCAATGCGTACCCGGACTACGATTGCGCGGACCCAGCGGCCTATACATCCACGACTGCGTATGCAATCGTGAATGCATCCACTGCGTATGGCGCAAAGCGTGTGATCCGCATAGCCGAGACAGCGGCTGTATCCAGTGACGCCACGGTGTGGTCCTTTGCTGACTTGGGTATTCAGCTTGAGCCCAACAGCGAGTATCTGGTGTCCTTGCAAATGGCCAGCATTGGCAGCACTGGTGCAGTTACGCTGCAGGCGCTAACAAGGCTGGGTCTATCCAGCGGTACAGCGATCAACTGGGGTGCAGAAACCGTTGCGCTCAGTCTCACCGACGCGGCGGCGCGCGGTGCGGCGTATCGGGAATTCACTTTGTCTACCGGCAGTAATAGCCGACTAGCGCTGGGGTTCCGGGTGCTTCAGGGCGCAGTGACCGGAGGGTATTTCGGAAGTGTGACCATCCGCAAGAAAGCGGCAGCCTCTTTGATCGTCGATGGGGCGGTCACGGCATTGAAGATCGCTGCGAATGCAGTCACAGCGGATGCGATAGCTGCTAACGCCATCACAGCCGCGAAGATTGCCGCAGGGGCTATCAGCGCTCGGGAGATCGCTGCGGGGGCCATCACCACAGAAAAGCTCTTGGTCACTTCCACGAGTTCGGTGAGCATCGACCCATTCTTCCAAGACGCGGGTTACTGGGAAGGTGGCGGTGTTCTGGTTAAGCCATTGGCTGATAACCCATACGGCGCGAATGTGCTCTATACGTCGTCGGTAGTCAGTAACTACTTGCCACCCGGCGCACTGTTCCCGATTGACCCAACGAAGACGTACCGTTTCGAGGTAGCAATCCGTGCGGTCGCTGCCACCACTACGCGAGCTTTCGCGTTGGTGCGGTTCTACACCATCGACGGCGCCCCAATCCAGTCCACGGGTAGCACGGGCTGGAACGGCACGAACAGCGCCAACCACTACTTCCCAGGAAGTGGTACGACCGCGACTACGGGTTGGGTATTGCATAGCCTTGCAGCAGGGCCGGATGGTGCGGCATCGATACCTGCTAACGCCGCGTACTGCAAGTTGGGGATGTTCTTCAACTACGGCGCAGGCACGGCGGTGGAGACGCAAGTCGGCAAATTGCAAGTAACTGCAATGTCCGGCGCGACGATGATCGTGGACGGGGCCATCACCGCCACCAAGCTTGCGGCGAACTCGATCGCGGTGGGCACGGCGGCTATCCAGAATGGCGCGATTGTCAATGCCCACATTGGCAACTTGTCGGCCGACAAGATCACAGCAGGCGTTTTGGCTGCTGCGCGCATTGCGGCGGGGTCGATCACGGCCTCGCACCTGGCGACCAACTCTGTGACCACAGACAAGATTGCTGCCAATGCCGTGACAGCCAATGAGCTGGCTGCAGCTGCAGTGACGGCGGCCAAGATCGCATCCAAGACGATCACGGCCGCACAGATTGCAGCCGGTGCCGTGACGGCCACAGAAATCAGCGTTGCCTCTTTGAGTGCGATTGCTGCGAACCTGGGGACCGTGACGGCAGGGCGCATCCAGAACGCTGCCAACACGTCCTATTGGAATCTGAATGCGACGGGCTCGGCCCGCATGCTCCAGCTGGGGAGCGATCTGTCGTATGACGAAACCAACGGGCTGCGGATCAACAAGCTCAACGTCATCGAGGTGGCGCAACTGGCACCCGGCAGTGTGAGCCAGAGCCAGACGTTCACCGGAGGGCCGGCCACCATCTGGAGAAACACGGGGTGGAACACCATCCTGAGTTTCAACTTGGCAGCTGGTAAGGCAGCCATTCTTTCTGGCTTCGGCGACTATCTGTTTGATAGCGCGGATGCGTACGTGACATTCACGAATTCCCGTGCCTACGAAGCAGATATTCAGGTCGTTGTCGGAGGTGCCGTGGCGATGGTTGTCCCGCTTTCTCCAACCGGTCCTCCCGAGGGGACCAATAGGCCGAGGTTGTTTTTCATCCCCGGGTGCGTAGCCAATGGTTCATTGACATCTGTCACTGAAATCCAGGTGCAAGTGCGCAGCGTTGTGGTCAGTCCTTCTTCAGTCGACAGGCGCCGGGTCAACTCATTGACCTTGAACGCTCTCATCATCAATCGCTAACAAGGAGTAGCAGTGACTATTCTCAAAACCATACCCACACCCAACGGTGTGTCGGCCGCGCATCGCATCGTCAAGTCCGAGATCGTCGGCTTGGGCATCAAGGTGCAGGTGCACATGTACCCCAGTGCTGACCAGGCGCAGGATGCGCATCTGCTGTGGCAGGAGTACCCCATGCTGCCCCTGTCGGTGCTGGATGTGCAAGATCCGGTCGGCTCCCTGGAGCGTGCCCTGGTAGGGCTTGCGGAGGGGCTTTTTGCCGGAGGTGAGTACGTCGTAGATCCGGCGGCCGACGATCTGGAAACAGCCCGTGCCCGCAAGTGGGCGCAGATCAAGGGGCTGCGCGACTCGCTGGAGAGTGGCGGCTTTGAGGTGCCCGGTCTCGGGCGCTTTGACAGCAATGCCGAGAGTCGTGCGCGCATCGTGGGGGCTGCCATGGCCGCCAAGATCGCCCAGGACTCCGGACAGGCCTACAGCATCCGCTGGACCCTGGCCGACAACACCACCGTGGACCTGGGTGCCGCTGACGTGATCGCTGTCGGCTTTGCACTGCTGGCCCATACCGATGGCATCCATCAGCGCAGCCGTCAGGTCTATGCCTTGATCCAGGCCGCAGAGACTGCCGAGCAGGTGGCCGACATTGGCTGGGACGAAGTTGCCACTGTCTGAACCAAGCAAGGAAATCGCACATGCAAAACGCAATTCATCCGCGCCTGAGCGAAGTGCTCAACGGCAATCTGGGCAACACGCTCACTCCAGAGCTGTCCGCTGGCTTGCAGGGCGCGCTGCAGCAGTTGCTGGACACCATCGCGCAGCAGGCGTATGCCGCTGGCCAGGCTGATCAGCAGTCTCAGCCGGAGGGGCGGGTGCCGGCGCCTGAGCCTGATGTTGTGGATGTCGCGGCGAAGAGTTGATCTGCGCTAACCCCTTAACCCGCTTCGGCGGGTTTTTTTATGCCCGGATGCAAATGATGCCCGAACCCACCACCACCACAGCTGCGGCCGCGACCTTCGCCGGGGCGGCTGTCTCTACGTCTGCACTGACGGCTTTCGGCGTTCCGCTGGGCCTGCATGCCGACGTGCTGCTGGCCGGCTTCTTCGGAAGCCTGGTCAGCATCATCTTGCTCAACACAGTGCCAGGAAGCACCGACACCTGGCAGGAGTTGCTGCGCACTTCGGTACGCCGCCTGACTGTTGCTTGGGCCAGCTCGATCACAGCGGGCTACCTCACGCCCTTGGCGCTGCTGGTGGCCAACGTGCCGCAGCCGGGGCTTCTTTCCATGGCGTTCCTGGTCGGTGCCGGCGCACAGCGCGTGCTGGTCGCCTGGTTGCGCCGCTACTGGCCTGAAGCGCAGGAGGGCTGATCCATGTCCGCACTGCTTTTTGTCCTGGGGGTCGTCGTCCTGGCGGAGGCCCTGAACAAGCTGGAGCGCACACGCCCGTGTGCCCGTGGCATCTCGCCGCACCAGCGCCTGCTGGCCTGGCTCAAGGCCGTTGCCTGGTCGCTGCTGGCCTTGGCCGGGGCTGGTGCCCTGGTCGGCCCGTTCTTCGACCAGGCACCCCCGACCCTGCGTGAGCTGTCCATGTTCGCCGGCTTCGCAGTCTTGATTGTCCGTACCCGTTTCAAAGAAGGTTGATATGCAACTCACCACCCATTTCTCGCTGGCGGAGTTCACCCGCAGCGCCAAGGCCCAGGCGCTGGGCCTGGACAACACCCCGACCGCAGCAGCCAAGGCCAACCTGGCACGCACGGCGCAGATGTTGGAGCGCGTGCGTGCCCACCTGGGCGCGCCCATCATCATCACCAGCGGCTACCGTGGTGCGGCCCTGAACAAGGCCGTGGGCGGTGTCACCAGCTCGGACCACCTCCAGGGCCTGGCGGCCGATGTGGTGGTGCCCAAGTACGGCACGCCCTATGAGGTGGCCAAGGCCCTGGCTCCGCACATCGATGCGCTGGGCATTGGCCAGGTCATCTATGAGGTCAGCGGCAGTTCGCGCTGGGTGCACTTGTCCGCCCGCGTGCCAGACAAAAACGTGAACCGCGTCATCACCATCGCGGTGGGGCAGGGCACCATGCTGGGGATTCAACGCGTATGAGCATCACCAGCCCACTCACAGCCGGCCTGGGGCTGGCCCTGGCGCTTAGCGTGCTGGGCAACCTGGCAGGCGGGTATGCCTACCTGCAGCAGCGCGATGCCTCGGTCGAGGCCCGCACGGATCTGCGCCACCAGACCGGCGCCACTGAGGCTGCCACCCTGGCCGCCCATGCGTGCAGCGATTCGGTCGAGGCGCTGAGCGTGTCGGCCGCCGTCATGGCCAGCCAACTGGAAGGCGAGCGCGCGGCCGCAGCCAAACGCGCCGGCACACATTACGCGCGGGCAGACCAGATCCTGGCCACCCCTGCGGCCGTGCCTGGTGATGCATGCGCCAGCGCACAAAAGCGTGTGAACAACATCATGGCCGCACGTGGCCAGAAAGGCGGTAGCTGATGCGTTGGTGCTCCATACCCCTTATCTCCGCTGCGCTTGCGGCGGGGCTGTTTATGACGGGCTGCAGCTCTGCGGCGCCGGTCGTGAAGTTCGAGCAGGTCAAGGTGGCCATCCCCGTTGCCTGCCAGGAACCCGAGCCGGCGCGGCCGCAGATGCCGACCGAGCAACTGCCCGCGGGCGTCGACGTGGACACGTATGTCCAGGCGGCCGAGGCGGAGATCCAGCGCCGCGAGGGCTACGAGATCCAGTTGCGCCAGGCGCTGGCCAACTGCAAGCAGCCGATCTCGGCCGCTGCTGCAGCCATCAAAAACTAAAGCCTCCCCCGGTGCACACGTGTGTACTGGGGGAGGCTTTTTTGCTTTAGAAATTCTATCAAATTTATTTTGGTTCTGATTACCAGCGTGCTCTGTTTGGGTGTTGCAGCCTGAGCCAGTATTTTTAGAGTGCGGTTCTCTGCTATTATTTTAAGTTCTATACGTAGTCAATTTTTAACTATTTCTCTATCTGCAGCGGAGGTATGGCGTTGAACTTTATCGATATAAATAACTTGAACTCAAGTGATATTTACAGATTGATGGGTATGAATGGGATTTTAGTTGATTTGAAAAAAATTGATTACAGGAATCTGCGAAAAAATTATAGATATGGAGCTGGCAGAATGCCTTTGCATCTTTATAAATATCGGCCCGTTTCTGATGAAAAGAGCAAAGGATTTCTTAAAAATTTTATTGTTAATGGTGAGATTTGGCTTTCTGATAAAAAGGGGTTGAATGATCCAGCTGAGTTGGATTTTAATTGGGTTCACAATAATGATAAGAAGGAAATTAATTTGTGGTGGAAAGAGAATAAGGAAGATTTTTTAAAAAATTATCCAAATCTGTCTCCAGCTCAGCGGTTGCTGCTTGGGCAGAAAATAAAAAATGCAAAAATTAGCCCTCAAGCCGTTGATAAAATGAAAGAAGATATATGGTCGCAGATGGGGGTCTATTGTCTTTCTACTGACCCAAGGAGTCCCCACATGTGGGCTCACTACGCAAGTGCAAGTGAGGGGGTTTGTGTTCAGCTGGCGTCTTATCTAGACCCGTTGCTTGGTTTGGCGAAGCAGGTGCAGTATACCAATCAGATTCCAGTTTTGAAATTGCCATCGAGAGATTACATGGAGTCATATCTTTACAAAGGCAGTACCTGGTACCTTGAGCAAGAGTGGAGAGTTGTTGTGCCTGTTGCAAAAAAAATAGTTCAAATAAACGGTGATGCTATTGCTTCAGTAATTCTTGGGAAGATGGCTGCTAGAGAAACAGTGGATTTCATTTCTTATTGCAACGAAGAGCGATTTAAAAACGGTTTTAAAAAATTTAAAGTTTTAAAAGCAGATTTTAAAAGTGGTTCGTATGACTTGAAAATCTTTAGTGTATAGATATTTTTTGATAAGTTATTTGATTTTTAAAGCAAAAAAATCTTTAATGAAAAATGTTTATCTTAATTGGCTATAAGTGCATGTCAAATTCTTCGGCTGCTTGCCATGCGCCTTCGCGTGTGATGCGCAGCACCCGTGAAACACCGCCTTTAGCAATCAGCTGCACATCGATTTGGTAGTCCCGTTGTGACGCATCATCGTCTGGCCGTATGCCGTGGTGCCACACCACAATGCGCTCAAAAGTATCTGCCACCAGCTGCCGCGCCTTGAGTCGTGCGGCGGTGTCCTGGGCTTCCACGCCTGCAGCCAGCTCGCGCCAGGCCTTCTCGGCGCCGGCATTGATCTGGCGCGCTGCAGTGACCAGCTCGCGTTCGGCGTGCTGCACGGCTCGCTGGACTGCTGCCAGTTCCTCCTCTAGCTGGCGCGCCTTGCGTGCGAAAGCCAGGGGCGTTCCTTCGCTGGCCGCTTCCAACATGGCGTTGGTCAAGGTCTCAATCTGGCGCTCAATTTCTCTTGCTTGTACCTGGGCGGCCTGCAGACGTGTGCGCGGGCCTTGGGTTCGGTCGCCCTGGTTGAATGCCTGCAGATTGATGATGTCCGAGCAGTAGGACATGATGGCTCGCTCGATGGGGGCCACGCTGGTGGATCCTGGCACGGGGCAACTGGTCCCGTAGGAGGCGGCCGAGGCGCACAGCAGGCGGCGGTATCCGTCGCGTATGCGACCGTCTGGCAGGCGCGGTTTGCTGGCCAGGTGTTGCCCGGCCATGGCTTTACCGCAATAGCCGCAGTAGGTGATGCCAAGTCCAGTGATGACGTGTGGGAGATCTCCCTTCACGCGCCGGCGGCCGCCTTCAGACTTGATGCGTTGCAGCTCGTGCCATTCGTGTTCTTGCATTACTGCTGGGTAGTAGTCGCGCAGCAGGTAGTTGTTGTCGTCCACGCTGATGGGCTTGTGGCCACATAGCTGCGGCATGGCCAGGATGCGGTACACCTGGGTGCTGATGTTCCCGGTGGTGGTTGTGTATAGCTGCAGGCCTTCTTCATTCAGCGTCTGGGCGATTCGCTTGCCACTGAATCCATCCTTGTACAGATCGACGGCACGTAGAACGGCTTTGGTGCGCTCGGGCTCCAGTGCCCAGCCGCTTTCAGTCATGGTGCACCAGGCTGGATCGTGGCCTTGCTTGATCTGCCCTCTGTAGCTGCCGTCCTGCCACTTCTCGCAAAGGCGGCGGATGCTGGCTTTCACGCGTTTGCTCTTGGTGTCTGACTCTTCGTGGGCCCGGATCATCACCAGAAGGCTGTAGACCAGATCCATCGGATTTTCTTTGAGCCTTTGTCGGCTGTAGGTCTTGCCATCGCTGGCCGTCACCACTGTGATGCCCGCATTTACAATCTGGGCCAGTTGCGCCTGGGCTTGGATAGGCTCGGCGCGAGATAAACGGTCCAGCCCCTCCACGATCAACACAGACCCATTCGGCACCCGGCCATCTTCCACTGCTCGCAAGAACACCCCTAGGGCGCCGTTCTTGATGTGCTGCTGGTGATAGGCGGACAAACCTTCGTCACGTAGTGACAGGCGGGTGTCGAGCTGAAGGCCATGCTCTGCCGCCCACTTTGCGGCATAGGCAATCTGGCGGTCAGTGCTGCCGCCCGCAGATTGCTTGGGGTCGCTAAACCGCAAATAGCTGTAGACCAAACCTTTTTCTAAATTACCCATGACTGAAATCCATAAGCCCGAGGCAGCCACTGTACCGCGTATAGGTATGGTATCGCTAGGGTGCCCCAAGGCATTGACCGATTCCGAACTCATCCTCACGCAGCTCAGCGCCGAGGGTTACCAGACCTCCAAGACCTTCGAAGGCGCGGACCTGGTGATCGTCAACACCTGCGGCTTCATCGACGATGCGGTCAAGGAAAGCCTGGAC